CATCTTGCCTGCGTTCCAGACCATCGTAGGCGGCTTCATTGGCCTGATTACCGGCATCAAGATTGCCACTGACCAACGCCGCGACGGAGATTAACAGTGGACTACCAAACACTCTTTAACATCATCCTTGGCGTTGTGATGGCAATTATTGGATGGTTTGGCCGCTCCGTGTGGGAGGCTTCCATCGAACTCCGCGCTGACCTTTCGCGCTTGCGCGAGGACATCCCCCGCACTTACATTTCGCGCGAAGATTACCGTTCAGACATCCGCGAAGTAAAAGAAATGCTGACCCGCATCTTTGACAAACTAGACTCCAAGGTAGACAAATGACGTTTGAAGACGCATTCAAAGTACTCATCGGGCACGAAGGCGGCTACGTCAACGACCCGAAAGACCCCGGCGGCGAGACAAAGTACGGCATATCCAAGCGCGCCTATCCGGGTGAGGACATCGCCGGCCTGACGCTGCCGCGCGCCCAAGCCATCTACCACCGCGACTTCTGGGACGTCGTCCACGCCGACGAACTACCGAAACACGTTCGCTTCGCCGTGTTCGACGCGGCGGTCAATAGCGGTGTCCGGCAGGCTGTCAAATGGCTTCAGCGCGCGGTGGGCGTCGCGGACGATGGTGTCATCGGCCACAAGACCTTAAGCGCGGTGGTGGCAATGGAGCCGTACAAATTGGCCGCCGTGTTCAACGGTCAACGGCTAAAATTCATGACCGAGCTAGAGACGTTTGGTCGGTTTGGCAAAGGCTGGTCCCGGCGCATCGCTGAGAACCTCATCAACCTACCGTAAGGGGGCGCCATGCAGTACTTTATCGACCGGGCTAAAGAGCCTAGCACCTGGCGCGGGCTGGCGCTGTTCGCTGGCGCCGTTGGTCTGCACATCTCGCCCGAGGCGCTCCCCGCTATCGGGAGCGCCGTCGCTGCGCTTATTTCGGCAATTGAGGTACTGCGGAAAGGCTAATCAGCCGGTCGAGGTACCAGCGGGCCTTCCGCAAGTCCTCGACCCCGTTCTTGCGCTTCCAGCGCCACAGGTACTTGATAGCGTTGGCGGTGCAGACCGCCTCGATACCCTCCAGACCGACGGTGGCCGCCGCCAGCGCGTCGATGCACTCGACGCCGCCTGCGGTGTAGTGGGGTGGATGATTGACCGTATCGCTCACGCCAGCATCGCCTTGCGCTCGCGCTCCATCCGCACCGTGCAGTAACGCTGGTGCAGGCGCAGCATAATGGTCAGGCGCCGAGCCCCGGCGCACTCCTCATCCAGCATCTGCTTCACTTCGTCTTCGGTCATCGTTGGTAGATTCGCCAACAGTTCGCGCCACGTCATCATTTAAGTGCCTCCTGGGCAATGTCCGACACGCTGCGCTTATCGGCTAGCGCAGCCCAGATTTTCTCATCTACCGTCTGCTCGGCCATAAAGACGTAGCACCAGACCGCGTGCTTTTGCCCGCTGCGATGCAGCCGTCCGATGGTCTGCTCATAGAGTTCCAGCGACCAAGGCAGCGACAGAAAAACCATCTTGCACCCGCCATGCTGCAAGTTAAGGCCATGTCCGGCTGACCGGGGGTGCAGCAGGAGGATTTCGACTTTACCAGCGTTCCAGCGCTCGATAGCACGGTCATCCTCCAGCGTCACGGCGCGAGCGCCGTAGCGGGCCTTGAGTGTGGCGAGTTCAGCCTGATAGTTGTAAACGATTATTGTAGGCGCGTACTGATTTTCTTCAAGCAACTCGTCCAGCCGCACCAGCTTGTGGTTGCTGAACCACTCGGTGCCGGTGTCGCCGTAGACGAACCCCGACGCCATCTGCTGCAGCTTGCCCGTCACGGTCGCGGCGTTAATCGCCAGCGCCCGGCTGTCGGGGAAGATGGCGACGAAGTTCTTCTTCATGGCATCGTAGGGTGCCCGGTCAAACAGCTGGGTGACGACTGGGACCGTGTGCAGCGGCGGCAGTGTGTCGCTGTAGTCGCCGGGGTCGAGCAAGAAGGTGGCCGGCTTGATGCGGGTCATGACCTTCTCAAGCGACCCCGGCACCGGCGTCCACTCCTGATGGTCGCGGTTGACGCAGTAGAAGTACTGTTGCAGGAACGCGCCCTTGGACCGGCCTAGCAGCGTCTGGTCCACGATTTTGCATTGCCCAAACACGTCTTCCAGCCCGTTGCTGGTGAATGAGCCGGTCAGGCCCCAGCGTATCTTCATCGGCTCAATGACCTTCTCAAGCGCTTTGAACCTGGCGCCTGATGGGTTCTTGAGCCGCGTCAGTTCGTCGAACACGATAGCGTCGAAGTTCAGCCGCTGCTTCGCCAGCCATTGCAAGTTGTCGTAGTTCGTCACGACCACCTGAGCGCTTGACGCCAGCGCTGCCAGTCGCTCACCCGGTGAGCCTATGGCCACCGCCAGCGTCAGACCGGGCGCCCACTTGGGCGCCTCGACCGGCCAGACGTCGGTGACGACGCGCTTAGGGGCCAGCACCAGCACTCGGCGCGCGGCGCCGGTGGCTAGAGCGTGTTGGATGGCGGTGAGCGTCATAGCGGTCTTGCCGGCCCCTACAGGAGCCAGCACCATGCTGCGCGGCGTGTCGAGCAGGAACGCAGCGCCTGCGGTTTGGTAGGGTCTTAGTTGCATAATGGTCCCCATTGCGCGGCCATTGCCTGCGCGATTCCGGCGTATGTTTCGGCGCGTAGCTTCCAGCGGTCTTCGCTGGGTGACAGCCGGTTCTGACCGCTGTCGGTCTGGTTCGCCCAGCGCGGGCGTCCGTTAACTACCCTGGGCGCCACATGTTCAGTTGCGGTAAGTAACGGCAATCCTTTCAGCCACAAACAAGTCGCCTTGCTGGCGTCATGCCCAAACATGTGGGGTTGAATGGTCTGGTTGGGCCGGCGGATGCGGCTACTGATGCAACCTATCGGGTTCTCCAGCGCGATGCGCGGGACCGGCGCGTCCAGTAGCAGGCGCACAAAATCCAACGCCTCCTCTGTGAGCGCCGCGCGTTCCGGGCGACGTTTATTCCAGTGCAGCCCGCTGGCGCAAAGGTAAGTGCAAGGCGGATGGGCAATCATCAAGTCCCACCCGTCGCGCAAGATTTCGCGGACGTCGCACTGGTAGTGTTGCCCTGGCGTGTCGGTCGGCAAGATGTCGCACGACCACGCATCATGCCCAACCGCCGCAAAAGCGTTGCGGACAATGCCGCTGTACTCGCACGCTATAAGGATTCTAGCCACTGGTCCACATCCTCCTTCGTCCACAGGACGACGTAGTTTTGCCCCAAGCGCAGCATGTCTTCGCGGAACACTTTCTGGAGTTCCGACAGCCGGCCACCGGTTGTTTTGAGTTCCACGAACCACGTCTGGCCGGGCAGACAGACTACCCGGTCGGCAACGCCTCGGTGGGCGACGCTGGCGAATTTATACGCCATGCCGCCCTGCGCTTTGACGCGCTGGACCAAGTACCGCTCGATGACTTTCTCAAGCACGACGCTGCCCCCAGTCGTTGTAGCTGCCCTTCTGCGGGGCGTTCGCTAGGTGCAGCAGCCACTTGGTGCCGAGCAGGCGCAGAGCCTGCTGGCGTTTGGCTTCCATGTCCGGGTCGTCCCAGACCGGCGGGGTGTCGTTATTCATCATGCCCCCTTGCGCGAATTGCGTGCATACACCATTCCGCTCCGCTCAGGTGCGCGTCCCAAAACTGGGCGCAGATTTCCGCGCACGCCTCGCGCTCGGCGGCGGCGACTAACTTGGCGAAGCGCTCAAAGTAATCAATCAGCCCGCCCTCCATTAGCCCAGTTAACCCGGCTTCCCGCGCCATGCGGATAACGTCTTCACGGTTCATTTCTTCACCCGCTTCACATACACCGCCGTCCCTTTCGGCGGCGCCGCCGCTCTATTGTTTGGGATAAAAACCCACCGCCCGTTATAGGTGCCGTCAATGGTGCCGATGAGTTCGTACTCTTCCGGCTCTGCCTTGACCAATTCCTTGGCCAACTCCTCAACCGTCACAAACTTACTCATCGTGTTCCTCCAGTTCTTCGGCCAACTTGTCGGCTTTCAGCCGCAGTTCGTTCAACCGCTTCTTCTTGCGGCGCAACTCCTTCTTCTCCGCCTCGGTCAGTTCAGCGGGCGGCGCGTCGGGGCGCGGTGGCGCCACGACCGGTTGCGGGCCGTCCAAATTCAAGCGGACCCGCCAGGCCCGCCTTAACATCCCCTTCTTCTCCAACTCCTTTGCCCGCTGCATTGCGGCGTGGAATTCCATCGGGGATACGAAGTAATACTCAAACGAGCGGTCGCCAACGGATGGCCCAGCGTGCGGGTCGAGCTTGGTCTTGTGATGCGCGGGCATTAGTAGCGCGCCTCCTCAGCGCGGCGTTCGTGAAAGAAGTTGTGATACCACGCCTCGCCGACGTGATGGTCGCCAGCCTCGTCAGCCTTGACCGCCGCCAAGTCGGCAATCATCTTGCCGAGCGCCGCGTACGCGGCCAGCTTGGTCCGGTCGTCCTTGGCGTCGAACACCGCCGCCAGCCGCGCGCTCAACTGCGTGCTCTCCAGATAGCTCATGTCGTCCAGCACATCGTCCGCGCACTCGCGAACGTACTCGGCGCGCCAGCCGTTGCGGGCGACTTCGCCCAGCTTGCCAAAGCTGTGCGGGCCGGACACGCCGTATTCGCTGGCAAGGAATTCGGCAAACTTCTTGGTCAATTCATCCATCGGAGTCACTCCTGTTGTTGTCGAGATGGGCACTGTAGCAACATCACAAACATGTTGACAAGCCTCCTGCCGAAAAATTAATCTCGCCGCTCCACAACACAGAGGCATCATCATGCAGCACTCCTCAGTCGTCGGCGGGTCCACCGCCAAGCGCGTCATCAACTGCCCAGGCTCAGTCAAGCTGGCGGCGCAGATGCCGCCCCAGCCCAGCAGCAAGTACGCCGACGAAGGCACTCTCCTTCACAATTGTATGGCTATGATCATCGAAACCGGCTGCGAGCCCATGTCGCTGGTCGGCACCAAGTACAACGACCTCAGCTTGACCGCTGAACTGGTCGAAGAAAAGGTGCTGCCGGCGTTGGCCGCGCTGGATGAAATCGACCCCGACAACACCGCTGACATCGCGGTCGAAAGCCATGTCGATTTCGGCAGCTTTATCCCCGAGGCGTTCGGCAGCACTGACGTTTTGATGCGCGTCGGCAGCAAAGCGGTCGTGCTGGATTGGAAGTTCGGCAGCGGTATCCCGGTCGATGCGGAAGAAAACCCGCAACTCATGTTCTACGCCTGCGCCGCCATGCGGACCCCGCGCACGCAGTGGGCGTTCGACGGCGCCGAGACGATAGAACTGGTCATCGTGCAGCCGCCGCACATCCGGCGCTGGGAAGTCAGCCGCCGCCGGCTGGAACTGTTTGAAATCGACCTCCGCAACGCGGTGTTGCAGGCCCAGGCGCCCCAGCCGCCTATCAAGCACGGCGACTGGTGCCGCTTCTGCCCGGCGAAACCCATCTGCCCTGCGATGACTGGGGCAGTCGAGCGGGCGCTCAAGACGCAGCTGGACACGATAGCGCCGGAACTCATCGGTGCGATGTTGAAGAACGCCGACTTGCTTGAGAACTGGATTAGCCAGTTGCGACAAATGGCTTTACAGCGCTTGGAGAACGGTGCTAGTGTGCCGGGGTACAAGTTGGTGGCGAAGCGAGCCACCCGCCAGTGGACCGATGAAGCGGCAGCAATCGCCGCTCTGACCGCCCTCGGCGTAGACGAATCTGAACTGATGGTGACTGAACTGAAGTCGCCGGCGCAGGTTGAGAAGGTCTTGAAGAAGACCAAGACCGCCATGCCCGACGGCATCATCACCGCCGTCAGTTCCGGTCACACCCTCGCGGATGAGGCAGACGCCCGTCCACAGGTTGTGCTCATCGGGAAGCAGTTGACTGCGGCCCTCAGTAAACTTCAGTAGTAGGAGATAGTAATGTCCAATCTCGTTAAGTTCGCAGGCGCTGGCCTGCCGTCCGTTCAGACAATCAGCACCGCGCTGAAGGCCCTCACCACCAACGCTCCGGGCACCGGCGCCGCCATCCTCAAGATGGACCGCACGGGGCACTGGATTTTTGGTGCCGACCAAACGGAAGTCGAGTCTGACTCCCGTTGGGCGGTGAATCCGTTTTCGTTCATTCATGGCTTCATCGCTTGGGCGGATGGTTCCGTCGCTGGCGAGGTCATGGTGTCCGTCACGGAACCGCTGCCGGATGTTGGCCCCGCGCCAGCGGCGTCGGACAAGGGCTGGGAGCCCCAGGTCGGCATGATGCTCCAGTGCATTTCCGGCGAGGACACTGGTCTGGAATGCCGCTTCACTGCCACCAGCGTCGGTGGCAAGAAGGCCGTCCAAGAACTGGCGGTCGCGTTGGCCCATCAGGTCGATAAAGACCCGAGCAAGCCGGTGCCGGTGGTCGTGTTGAAGAAGGACCACTACCAGCACAAGAGCTACGGGCGTATTTATACGCCCGTGTTTGAGGTGCAGGAGTGGGTGTCGCTCAACGGCCCCGAGCGCGAGCCGGGTGAGGATGACGACTTGGGTGACGAACCGGCGCCCGCGCCGACCCGCCGCACTCGCCGCTAAACCTCAACCGACGGAGAACGGGGCCGAAAGGCCCCGTTTTTTTCTATGCCCCTATGGATTGACTTTGAAACGCGGTCCAACTGCGACCTCAAGGTCGCCGGCGTCTACAACTACGCCCGCGACGCCAGCACCGAGGTGCTGTGCATGTCCTACGCCTTCGACGATGAGGACGTCCAGACGTGGACGCCGGCCCAGCCATTCCCGGCGCGCGTCGCCGAGTACACCGGCCAAATCCGCGCCCACAACGCCGCTTTCGAGCGGCTCATCTTCTGGTACGTCTTGCAGATAGACTACCAGCTTGAGCAGTTCTACTGCACCGCCGCGCAGGCTCGCGCTAACTGCGCGCCAGGTAGTCTTGAGGACATCGGGCGCTTCATGGGCGCGTCGATGAAGAAGGACCATCGCGGTGCTGCGCTCATCCGCAAGTGCTGCGTGCCGCCGTTCAAATGCACCGAACAGGACCTCGTTGACCTCATCGCCTACTGCGAGCAAGACGTGCGGGCCATGCGCGAAATCAGCGGGCTGCTGCGCGACCTGTCGCCGACCGAGTTAGGCGACTATCACGTCAACGAGCGCATCAATGACCAAGGCGTGCTGGTCGATGTGCGGTTGTGCCGCGCGGCTATGCGTTACGCCACCACCGAGTCGGAAGACATCACCCGAACGGTGTGGGAGGCCACCGGCGGGCTGGTGGGCTCTGTGCGCTCGCCGCGCATGCGCGAGTGGGTGCTAGAGCGCCTGACGTTTGAGCAGTTGAAGCTCACGGTCGTCAAGGACAAGCCCAGCATCGACAAGACCGTGCGGGCTAATTTGCTGGCCTGCGACGACCTCGACCCCGCAGTGCGTGAGGTGGTCCAAGCCGCTGACGACTTGTGGGCCTCCAGCGTCGCGAAGTTCCAACGGCTCGCGCAGCTAGCCGACGTTGATGACGCCCGCGTCCGGGGTGCGTTCGTATTCGCTGGCGGTTCGGCCACAGGCCGCGCCAGTTCCTACGGCGCCCAAGTGCATAACTTCACCCGCAAGGTCGCGAAGAGCCCAGCCGCTGTGCGGCAGGCGATGGTGCGCGGGCATCAGCTAGTGCCGACGCACGGGCCGCGCATCACCGACGTTCTGCGCTCGATGCTGCGGCCAGCGCTGGTGCCGGCGCCGGGGCATGTGCTTGTGGTGGCGGACTGGTCTGCTATCGAAGGCCGGGTCAACCCGTGGCTGGCTGGCAGCGATGCGGGTGAGGCTAAGCTGGACGTGTTCCGTAGCGGACTCGACCCCTAT